CCATTGCACATATTCTTGCGGCGGCCGTTCTCTTTTTCTTCCGATGGAAGGATTTTGAGCTTGCGCCGCGAAAGCGGAGCGACTAGGGAAAACATGCTCATTGAGCAGGTCGGGGCGTAGCGCAGCCCGGTAGCGCACTTGACTGGGGGTCAAGGGGTCGTCGGTTCAAATCCGGCCGCCCCGACCAAAAAAGTCCTGAGAAATCAGGCATCTACTGTTCTCTCCCCCAAGGGTCACAATGACCTAGAAGAGAACGTAAGGGACACAAGGTCCCCGAAAATCTCCCGAAATCCCACGACTTTTCCCACGACTATTGGCTGGCGTTCCCGCCTTGTTCGGGGTTGGCTGGTCCTGCACCATCGTATTTGAGGCAAAGAAAAGCCCCGGTTCGCTGCCGGGGCTTCTCGTGTCGATGGTAACTAAGAGGAACATTCACATTCCACAAATTACCATCGTTCACAATTTTTGCAATATCCTCCCAAGATTGGACGCAAAAAATGAACGACGGAAACAGGCACGTTGGTGCCCTTACCAGCTTGATTTCGGATGCCATAGCCAATCAACCCCATGAGCGCGGCGGGTTCTTGTGGGCAGCAGTTCCCCAGCCCGATATCTGTAAGCAACTCAGCATCTCGCCAGCGACCTTGCGCAGGATCATCAGCCAGCCACCGTTCGTCCGTGAACGTGGGCAGATCGACGGCATCAACTACACCCTGTTGCGGGTAGGCGAGGCAGCCGAGAAGACCCCGAGGCATATCGCCAATACGATGTCCAAGATGCTCCGGGACTACCGGCGCAAGTGCAGGCTGGCGTTGACGGTCGAGCGGGATGCCCTTGCTGCGCGGTTAATTGGCACCGATGCAGACGCGGCCCATGAGGTTCGTATAGAGAAGATTGCCCATCTCCTCGCGAAGATGCCGGACCTAACGACGCCAGCAGAATACGGGTGCATCCATGGGCTGGTCGAGGTATGGCCCGCCGATCATCAGATTGAGATATTCAGGTCGGTGCTCAATGACTGGCCCGCCTACATGGCCGGACAGAAAATCGAGGTCTGGCAAAGCGACAATGACCGGGAGCTGTTCTTCGAGTTCGCTTCCGTCCACGTCATGCGGAAATATCCCCAGCCAGCAGTCGAACTGTATGTGATGGAGAAGCAGGCCAAGGCGGTCGCTTTGACCCCGGAATTGCGGTTTTTGAGCGAATGTATCTTTACCCCCAATTAAACGGGTGAAACCCATTCCTATTATCTATTCCACGGGTGAAGATAGTATCGCTCATAATAGAAAAGGGGTGACGGTTCGGCAGGCCTCACCCTCACACCTGTTGAAATCAATTTCAGCCGCTTTCGGGAAGAGATAGGGCTTCGCCCGAAATGCCTCACTCCCCAAAGCCCCTCGCTCGGAAAGCACATCGTGAAGGACACGGACTATTATTCGGTGAGGTGGTCAACGAATGCGGCAATCACCCAGACAAAGCTTCCGCAGGTGGTCAGCCTTGTTCCCGTGCTGGGGTACGCCATCCTGTACGGCGATCAATTCCAGAACTTTGTGATGCGGTTTACGTCGCTCGGCCCTGATGTGTTGTTCACAACGTTTCAGCGTATCTGCCTTCTCTATGTTGGAGGCCTTTGTGTGCTGGCTGGCTTGATCATCTTCTACGTCTTCTGCCCGTCGATCATACGTCAGTACAAAACTCGCACCGAATATATTCGCCATGTCATGGAGACTTCCGATTACCGGCAGATGGATAAGATGAACCGTGCGATGGTCTCACTGCTTGAGGCGCAGCCGAAAGAGGGTGACGATCTGTACTTTGATGAATTCCCTGCTCAAGCAGTCGTCAACGCTGTGAAGTTGACACTAGGTTTTCAGTCGCGGTTCGAAGTTTTCAGCGGGGCTAAACCGAGAGGCGTGATCTATCCCGGTTTGGCGGCTTACTTCGAAGCCATGAACAGGACCCGATGGTTAGCCAGCATTGTCTGCAACGGTTTGATGATCTTCGGTGCGGGTCTGTTCCTACTGCCGAGTGTTGATGTCTTCTTTATGGTTGTTGATCGCGTCATCTTCTCCTTGAGATAGCGAACTGGGACCATACCCGGCCACGTTGACCGGGACCTTGATTTACCCTAGTTTCCCGATGCTTCATTGACCCGCTCCCTACGGGGGATGCCCTGAGCGTCAATCGAGTGGGAGGACACCCACAAGCGCTATTCCAACGCTTGTCTGGCTGTCCCCAATGTGGCCCTTCCGCAAAGAAATTGCTGCCGTGTCCGTGCAGGAACAGCGCTCCCTCGCTGACCCCACGACGTGGGAGCTTGAGCTTTTCGGTGCTGTCACGACGCTGTCTGGCGCGAGCGTCACCCCGGCCACGGCAATGCGCTGCACGCCCGTTCGCGCTTGTGTTGAGGGTATCGCGGAAACAGTAGGCGGTTTCCCCGTCCATATCTACCACCGAGACGGTGACGCACGAGAACGCGCGACAGATCACCCTGCCTACGCACTCCTCCATGATCAAGCCAACGAGTGGACGCCCTCCGCGCTCTTTGTCGAGCAGTTGACCCGTGACGCGCTTCTGCACGGTAACGGGTACGCCTTCATCAACCGGGGCAGCGATGGCAAGCCCCGTGAGTTGATCCGCCTTCGCCCAGATGCCATGAGCGTTGAAGTCGATACGATCACAGGCGAACCAGCCTACAAACTCAGCGAAACTGCAGGCCAGCGCATCATCAGCCGTCGCGACATCCTGCACATCCAAGCCCCAAGCATCGATGGCGTGAAGGGTGCCAGCCCAATCCATCAGTGCCGGGAGGCTATTGCTCTCGCTATTACGATCCAGGAACACGCCGCACGTTTGTTTGGGCGCGGTGCTAAGCCATCAGGCGTGTTGACGCATCCCGGCAAGCTAGGTGCCGAAAGCGGCAAGCGGATGCTAGCCTCGTGGCGGGCTGCACACTCAGGAGAGAATGCGGGCGGCACGGCCCTCCTTGAGGAAGGCACCAAGTTCGAACGAATGGCTCTGACCAGTGTGGAAAGCCAAACGCTGGAGCTATGGCAATTTACGGTCATTGAAATCTGCCGTGTCTTCCGTGTCCCGCCGCACCTCGTATTTGAGCTAGGCAGGGCAACGTGGGGAAACGCTGGAGAAATGGGTGCCTCCTTTCTCCGGTTTACACTTATGCGGTGGATCAAGGTTTGGGAGGGTGAAATCCGCCTCAAGCTTATCGACCCAGCAGACCGACATGAGTTCTACCCTGAATTTCTGGTGGATGATCTCCTCCGCGCTGATCTCGCCGCTCGTGCAGAAGCCTATGCCAAGCTGATCTCAGCTCGCGTGCTCAATCCGAACGAAGCCCGCGCCATGGAAAACCGTGCGCCCTACCCGGGCGGCGAAGTTTTCGCCAATCCCAACACATCGTCTTCCTCTGCGCCGAAGGAGGGTAAGGCCGATGCCTGAACACTGCCAATTCTTCGGTGACAGCGAGAAGGTGTTCAGTTTGACGCCTGACCTCGTGCTGGAGCTGGAACGCAAGACAGGTGCCGGGATCGGTGGCCTGTCTCGCCGCTTCTTCGCAGGCGACTTCCGGTTCAACGAACTCACCGAGGTTATCCGCCTTGGTCTCATCGGTGGCGGCACCGATCCCGAAGAGGCCGACGCACTCGTGACGGCCTACCTACCGCGCATGGCGGTCACCGAGCTGTACGCCGTCGCTCTCCCCGTTCTTGAGGCCCTGATGTTCCCGAAGGTAACGACCGATGCAGCATGAGCTTGTGAAATTAATTTCACTCGACACCCGCGAAGCACGGACGGGGGACACCCTCGACTTCGATATCCGGTTTGCCGCCGACGATGCGGGAAGCTTCACCGGCCATGCTGCCATCTTTGATGAGCGGAACAGCTTCAATGAGGTGGTGAAGCGCGGCGCATTCAACCGCACCCTGTCCGAACATCAGGCCCGCAACATCCGCCCGCCCATGCTCTGGAGCCATCGCACAGATGAAGTGATCGGGGTTTGGACCGACATCCGCGAAGACGCCACCGGCCTCGCTGTCACCGGCAAGCTCATCACCGAGACGGCGCGCGGCAAGGAAGCTCACGCCCTCCTCAAAGCCGGGGCGCTGAACGGTCTCAGCATTGGCTTCCGTGCCCGTGGCGCTGAACGCGCCTCCAACGGCCTACGCATCCTCACCGACATTGACTTGGTCGAAATCAGCCTCGTGGCCCTGCCCAGTGCAGGCAATGCCCGCATCAAACAGGTGCGGTCTATCGGGGATGTTTCGGCCTTCACCCGCGCCGTACAGGGCGCAATCGCAACGCTTCGAAAGGATTGACCAATGAAGCATGAAGTTATTGAAGTCCGTTCGGCGTTGCCGATTGAGACCCGTGACGACGATCCGCTTGCCGCCGCAACCGCAGCAGTCGAGGAAATGCGGGCTGCCGCCGAACAGCGCCACACGGCACACGCTGCCGAGGTGCGGACCCTGACGGAACGCTTGGCCGGTCTCGAAACCCGCCTCAACCGCCCCGGCACCCCGCAGGAACAGCGCAACGAACCGACCGCCGATGTTCGCGCATTCGGCGTTTACCTTCGTCGTGGTGCTGCTGCACTGAATGCCGAAGAACAGCGTGCGTTAACCGTCGCTGTTGACGCTTCGGCAGGGTACCTCGCTCCCCCGGAATACGGCAACGAAATCCTCCGCAGCGTAACCGAGTTCAGCCCCATCCGCGCCTACGCCCGCGTAATGCAGATCGCGGGACCGGAAATTCGTTATCCGAAGAAGCTCACCGGCACGAACGCACAGTGGGTTTCCGAGATCGAAGACCGCCCGGAAAGCACCCTGACTTTCGGACAGATCACGCTCACCCCGTATGAGCTCGCAACGTTCGTGGACGTGTCGAAGCAGCTTCTGGAAGATGCCGCCTACGATGTGGAGGGCGAGCTTCGTCTGTCCTTTGCCGAAGACTTCGGTTTCAAGGAAGGCGCTGCCTTCGTCAACGGTGACGGAACCGGTAAGCCGAAGGGCATCTTGCAGGCCACCGGCATCCAGCAGGTTGTCACGGGCGCAGCGGCGACACTCGGTTCGGCCCCGGCTGATCTTCTGATCGACGCAATGTCTAAGCTGCCGAATGCCTACGCCCAAAACGGCGCATGGCTGATGAACCGGACGACACTCGCCAGCATCCGCAAGCTGAAAGACACTCAGGGCGCTTACCTGTGGCAGCCTTCCATTCAGGTCGGCGCACCGTCCACCTTGCTGGGACGGCCGATCATCGAAGCCGTCGATATGCCGAACGTGGGTGCCGGTGCGTTCCCAATCGTGTTTGGCGACTTCTCCGGTTACCGGATCGTGGATCGTGTCGGCGTCTCGGTCCTCGTCGATCCCTTCTCCAAGGCTACCAACGGCATCACCCGTTTCCACGCCCGCAAGCGTGTCGGCGGTGACGTGACCCATCCCGACAAGTTCGTGAAGGTCAAGGTAGCAGCTTCCTAATCCCGATGACCCGTTCCTCGATTGAAAGGCCAAGATAATGGGAATTACCACTACCGCAAAAACTCAGGTCAGCATCGGGACCACCGCACCCTTCGCGACGTCCACCGCCTACGCGGCCGACGACTGGACGGAAATCGCCAATATCATGGACGTGGGCGAAGCCGGTTCCGAAGCCGAGATCGTAACCGCCAAGCTGGTCGATCAGGAATTCGTCAAGAAGGTCAAAGGTTCTCGCGACAACGGCACGATGGAACTCGTGGTCGCCCGTGACAGCGGCGATGACGGCTATCAGGCCCTCGTTGCAGCCGAACAGGCGAGCGCCGGCTACAATTTCAAGGTGGAGCTGAATGACAAGCCGAGCACCGGTGGCAGCCCGAAGAACTCGATTTTCTACTTCAACGCCATCGTCGCCAGCCGCAAGAACAGCTTCAACGACGCGGACAGCATTGTCCAGACGACGTTCTCGCTCGCCATCAGTGGGGCGATTATCGAAGTCCCAGCGTCGGCCACCTAACGGGTTCATGTCGATGAGGCTGGCTGACACCATCACCGTCACCATCGCGGCCGAGGTTATCGAACTTCGGCCGTCTTTGGCTTGTGCAATTCGTCTGGAGCGCCGCGCCGGATCGTTCCAGCAGCTCACCCGTGACATCATGGACGGCAACCTGACCGCTGCCGTGGAAATCATCCAAGATCATACTGACCTCGACTTCCTGCCCAACCGCATCCTCGAACAACTGGACGCTCTGAAAGCGCCATTGCTGCGATACGTGATGGCATGCGCGGGCGTTGACCCCGACGACGCGCCAAAGGCCGCTCCCAAGGGTAAGCCTGCCAAGTCAGTGCCGTTCAGGGATCATCTTCAAGACCTCTACAAGAAGGCCACCGGCTGGCTGGGGTGGTCCCCGGAAGTCGCCCTCGATGCGACCCCGGCTGAAATCGTCCTCGCCTATGAAGGCCGCTTGGACATGCTCAAGGCCATCTACGGCGGTGGAAAAGATCAGCCCACCGACGACCGGCCGTTGGAGGAAAAGTTCCGCAGCGTCTTCACCACCTTCGGCACCGTCAAGGAGGCAGCATGACCGATTGGCCTCAATTCATTCGTGCAGCGATGAAGGAAAAGAAAGTCACCCAGCGCCGTCTGGAGGACGCATCAGGCGTCTGCAGGTCAACGCTCAAGCGTTTTCTTCGCGGGGACACTGCAATGCGGGTGGACCAGCTGGAACAGGTGCTGAAGGCGATGGGATATTCGCTGGAATGCCAAATGACTGGTGACCCATCACCACTGCTGAGGCGTCCCAAGAAGCTAAACGCAAGCCCCATGCGTCCACGCAAGCTCATCCGTGCTGCTGGAGCGGAGCGCTTTTGATGCCATATAGCGCTCCTTCCATCCGTGCATGTGGCTGTGTCATTCCCAGCGGGCAACGCTGTGAGCACTCCATTGCGCGGGATCGGGAGCGCAAGGCTCGTCATGATGCAAAGCGCCCGACTGCCCCACAACGCGGTTACGATAGCAAGTGGCGGGAAGCCCGTGCCGGGTTCCTAGCCAAGCACCCACGATGCGCCCGTTGCGGTGCTCCTGCCACCGTTGTCCACCACTCCACCCCGCATCGGGGAAACAAGGCCATCTTCTGGGACCGCAGCAAGTGGGTGCCTGCATGCCAGCCCTGTCACGACGGTCCGCTGCAATCGATGGAGAAGCGCGGATGACTGAGACCTCAGTAGAAGTCGGGACCGTTATCATCGGTGCGCCGGTAGTCCGTCCGATTGAACGTGTAAACGTGGGCGGAATTGATCTGGCAAATCTTATAGTCCCCGTCGCCTTGGATGAAAATCACAAGCCTGTCCTTCTTCAAACAAGCGGGGCAGATGTAGTGCACTGGCTCTCCGTTCGCCATGCTCTGCTTCAGTCGATACACCATGTCTCCATATGGCGTAGAGATCAGTTCGTATCTGGCCTTTTCGCTCTCGAACTGATCTTGTTCTCGCAGTTCTCGAACCACCGACCTCAGAGCCTCGCTAAGCTGGAGGTTCGTCATGTTCGCGGCGGTCAGTTGCGTAGCAAGATCATTCAGAAGTTTTGCGGCTTCGGAGTTGTCGGGCGCTTTTCCAGACGAAAGAAGCCCTTTGATAGTCTGTGCCGTTTCCGCAGCTTTTCCGGTCATTCCCAAAGCTGTCGTCGCAAGGCCCATCAGGCCCTCAATCTGACCGAAATCCATTCGTCCCATCCCCGTCAGCATAATCGCAACGGATGCTATCGCGGATTGGTCGTGATGAGCAAGTGCACCCCGGGGTACATCCAAACTTCCCATAGTGCCAAGGATACCGGCGGCAGGTGGCACGTGCACGATTTGCATCAGGAGAATAGCCTATGAGCACCGTTTCACTGGCTACGGCCAAGGCGCATTTGAACGTCACGGATGTCACGGACGATACCCTCATTCAGGGTAAAATCGACGCGGCGGAAGCGCATATCGAAAAGCTGTTGGGGTTCACCCTGGCATCGGGCTTCGAAGGTTCGGAGAACGTGCCCGACGACGTGCGCGAAGCCATCCTCCAGCTCACCGGCCATTTCTATGAGAACCGGGAAGCCTCGCTCGTGGGCATCGCTGCCGAGGAAATCCCGTTCGGCGTCTGGCAGCTCATCGCCGCTCATCGGGAGTACGTGTTTTGAGCAAACAGACGCAGCGCCTTTCCCGGCGACTTGAGGCCATACCCCGTAACGTAAAGCAGGCGGTGACCCCGGCACTCATCACCGCAGGCCGTGACCTGTCCGTGAGCATGCGCCTGCTGGCACCGGAGGATACCGGAGCGCTGAAAGATAGCATCCATGTCACCGCGCCGGGGGAAAGCACGCCGCCATACAGCCAGCCCGGTGGCAGCACCGTGGCCCGCGAAAATCAGGTGATCGTGACGGCGGGGAACACCGACGTGCGCTATGCCCATCTCGTGGAGCACGGAACCGCCGAAGCTGCCGCACAGCCGTTCTTTTGGCCTGCATTCCGATTGAAGCGGAAGACCCTCGCGAACCGGATCAAGCGAGCCATCCGCAAAGCGGTGAAGGAGGCCAAGTGATGGAACCCAGCCTCGAACTTCAGAAAGCCATCCGCGTCCGTCTCGTTGCCGCCACGGCAGTGACCAGCCTCGTTCCTGCCGCCAACATCGTGGACCGAAACGGCCTTCCTGCGGTCTTCCCGTGCATCCTTATCGGGGAAAGCCAGACCGTGCCCGGGGGCGACATCGCCCGCGCTCGCCATGACGTGTTCGTGGACCTGCATATCTGGCAGAAGGAAACCGGCCTCGCATTCTCCAAGCAGGTGGCGGGTGCCATCCGTGACGCGCTCAAAGATACGAACTGGACGGCCACGGGCCTACATGTTGCCGACCTCTATGTGACCTCCAGCCGGTTCCTACGCGACCCCAACGGCATCCATTCCCATGGGGTTATCAGCCTGACCGCCAACGTCGTGGAGGCAGCATGAGAGCCGGGAAGCTAGATAAAACCATCACCATTCAGCGCAGCGGCCTGACCGTGGACGACTACGGCACCGAGACCGAAGGCTGGAACGACGTTGCCACCG